ATGTCGTTCTGCTCCATCTGCGGCAAGCGCCAGTTGAACATCGGCGGCAGCGGGTACCAGCGCTGCATGATCTCGTGGTGCCGCATGCTCGCGAGCGGGAGAAAGTCGAACGGCTCCTCCTGCAGGAACTTGCCCTCGCCGTTGGAGTCGCCGTTGTCGCTCTGGCCGTGCCCTTCAATGAACACGTACTTGCAGCGGTCGCGCAGGGACCAGATACGCCAGACCTTCACCATGCCGGTTCGCGCTCGCGATGCGTCCTGATCAGGGCCGGCCTTGGGATCCGAGTCCGCGATCCCCTGGTACTTCTTCTTCAGGCTCGCGCTGCGCTTGAGCCCTCCAGTGTTGCTGTAGTTGGGATTGTCCACCACATCCTGCAGCGGGATCCACTCGTAGTAGCCGATCCAGTCGTTCCACTCCGTCTCGAATCGTCCCGAGACGGATACGCGCACGGTGTTGGCCGGGATGTGCTTGATCACGAGCTGCTCGATGTCCGCCGCATCCTTCTTCGGGTTGGGGATGCGGTCCGGCTGCGGGATCTCCGTGTCGTCGTCCAGCAGCAGCGGCTTGCCGGCGTTGGGGTTGTCGACGAAGTCGGCGGAATACACGACCTCGACCATGCCGAAGGAGTAGAACGATTCCTTGATCGCGCTCGCGGTCTGCGACATGAAGCGCGTGCGGCGATCCCAAATGAACGTGTTCACCGTGTCTTCGCGCAGCCGGGCGCGCTCGCGGGCATGGCCCAACACGTCGTCGCCGCGGGTGGGCTTGGGCTCGACTACCGCCTTCGGCCGGTTGTAGATCAGCGACGGCAGCTTGGTTTCGATCGTTGGGTAGCAGAGGTTGATGATGTAGCGCTCTTCCCCGGTGGGGTCGATCTCTCCGAGGATCGTATGCTTGCGCTGGAAGCCGAGGTAGAAATCCTCCAGCTCCCGCACCTTGAATTCGGCGGCCCATTCGTCGTACAGCTTGTTGGCGGAATCGATCTGTGCGTGAAAATCGCGGACACGGTCGGCGGCGCCTCGACGGGCCATTCGCTACCTCCTGAGTGCTCGCAGCGCCTGCGCCTGCGCCGCGGCATCCCGTTGCAGCTTACGATACCCCCCCTTGCGCACGAAGTCTATATGTGCTTTGCGGATAGTGTTGAAGGAGCGCGATGGGTACGCGCGTGCGGGAACAACCGCGGACTGCTTACGCGACGCAATCATGTAGCGAATGCAGTCGTAGGCGTGATCGGGGATGGCGTCGTCACGATCGTCGGACCAGATTGTGCGACCGCCAACCGAGTCCAGTTTGATACGTCGCTGCGACCGCAGTTCGCGCAAGAGCATGTTGGCGCCATTCGGATACGCGTCCGAGCGCGTGAGGAAGAAGATGCGGGGCGAGCCCTTCTCCTTCGTAAACGGGTTCGTGTGCTGCGGGTCGACCTTCAGATACTCGTTGATGCGGTTGCGCGTGGCCGGCTCGTTGTTGTCCCCGCGGGACCAGGTAATCGCGGTGGCGCGCGCCAGCTCGCGATAGTCCTTGCGCGTATCCGGGTCTTCCACGGTGGGCGTGTTCATGACGTCCGCGTATTCGTCGGCGACGCACCACTTGCCGCCCTGCTTGACCTGCATCTTAATGAAGATAGAAGGATCGGCGATGTTGTCGCGATACAGCTCGTGCTCGTGCTCGGACAGAGCGTAGATCGACGCGCGGTGGTCCGAGATCGCCTTCCCCGGCATGTAGTACTCACGGTAGAAGATGATGTTGCCCTCGCGATCGACCGCGGCCCACGCGCAGCACGTGGGGGAAGAGTCGCCGTGATCGAGGATGCGATAAAGCGTGCAGTGTTGGCGAAGATACTCGACGATCTCCGGTGTGCCGGGGACCTCGCACGCGCGGGGGACGTTGTGGATGACGCCCTCGGGGATACCCCACTGGCCGTGAACGTACCGCCGCACGAACGTCGGGTCGTTGTTCAGCAGCGAGCGCTTGTTCTGCTGCGTCAGATACCTGTTGTGCAGGGACGACATGAAGACCATGCGGTACCCCTGCTGCTTGTAGCTCGTCATGCGGCCAGTTTCGTTGCCGGTGACGAGATCCAGCTCCGGCCGCATCTCCGAGTGCTCGGGCGAGTCCGGGTGGAACATGCGGTAGAGCCAGTGCAGCTCGATGTCCGGGTTGCAGGTCAGCATGGCGTACGTCGGCGGGATGCAGCGCCCCTCGCTCTTGTACGGCCACGCGTCGTAGCCGCCATTCGCAGCAATGACGGAGTCGGGCACAGTCGCCTGATCCCAGCGGCCGAGACGAGTGAGCGCGACGGAGAACATGTCCTCCTGGATCTCCTCGGCCTGGTCGAACAGGAACCAATTGATCTCGATACCGCGGAGGATCGTGGCGTCCTCCTCCGTCTCAAGCTGCTGCCATAGTATTTGCGAGCCGTTGTTGAGGATCAGGATCTTGTCGGAGTCGGATCTGCGCCCATACTTGTACGCCTCGGGCGGGCAGATTTTGAAGAACGTCGCCATCGTCGTCTTTTCCAGCTCGCGCCAGACGCGGCGGGAGATGACGCCGCGATTCCCGGGGTAAAGGAAGGAAAGGTAGAGGACTTTCAGGCAGAACGCATACGTCTTGCTCGCGCCGAAGCCGCCGGACGCGCAAATGGGCGCGGGGCCGTAGCGGAAACAGAATTCCTGGTTGCCGACCTCAGGATCGGCCCAGCGAACTTGCCGCGTCGGGTCGCCGACGCCGTTGCGCCAGTGCTGGCGGGCGCCGCGCGTCGATGCGGAGTGCGCGATCGTGCCGGAATTGGTGATGCGCGGGGCGGGACCGCGGAAATTGTTGCTGCGGATGGATCGAGCCATGCTGGTAATACTACTACCAGCAACGATGCTAGTCGCGGCGCTAGTCGCGATCGCAGTCCGCGGCGAGCACGAGCCGGAATGCGCCGTGCGCGCGGGTGGACAACCCCTGATCGAACGTCCGCGGCGCCGTCATCTGTGCGGAAAAGACGAAATTGACGATCGGGCGGGCCGCGCGCGGGGCGAAATGCACGCCGCGCTCCTGCCAGGCGTCGTAATGCGCGGGCAATTCCTTGTGGTCGCTGCGTTCGTAGACGCGGAAGCCGCCGACGATGATCTCAATCGTCGCCTCGCCGACACTGCCGAGGTCCCAACCGATGAAACTGCGCACGGCGACGATGCATAGGCCGGGCGGGATGGGGACTTCGTAGGAGAATTCCCGCCGGCCGAGCCGCATCACGTGGGGGTCGCCGATCGGGAAGCTGACGATGGGGGCGTAGAGGTCGACCGGGCCGGGATCGAACGCGACGGTGCGGCGGCCCTGCGCGTCCACGGGCGAAATCTCGGGCGCGGGGGCGACGATGGCGGGCGGCGTAGGCGGCATGGCGGTCACAACTCCAGTCGGCGCTGGGATCCGGCGGCCGGAACCGCGCGCCAGAAGCGGTACAGGTCGAAGAACGACTGCGTCTGCATCAGGTTTGGGTCAGTCATGCACCAAAGCAGCGCGCGGCGGGAGTCGTAATACTTGATGACGCGCCAGCGCGGCGGTGGGGTGGCGTGGCCGAGGTCGCGCGAGTCGAAAATTTGCGATCCGAGCGCGGGCGGGGCGTAGTCAGGCGGTAGCTCGACCGCGTGGTGCAACTGCGGGTGCTCGTCGGTATCGGGATCGTCTGGCAAATCCGGCAGGTGCGAATGCGAATGCTTGTGTGGCGTAGTCGCGCTCCCTGTCTTCCCTGTGTTGACGAGGCCGAAGGCCCTCGGCGACACAGATACTAGCGCGAGTCGGCCGGATTGGCAATCCAAATGCGCGGGAATGTGTGGCCGATGCGCAGCCGGGGCCGCCCAAGCACTCGCGGATTGCGGGTCCCCTTTCGGGGGGCGGCGGGTCCCTACGCCGGCCAACGTTGGCACACGCGTCGCCGCGCCATGACCGATAACAAGCATTATGTAAACCCAGCGCGCGCGGGATTGTCAGTCCTCAATTGGCGTAACTGCTACCGCCACTGCCGCTTGCGCCGGAAGCTCGAACATCGGGCGCATGTCTGGTGCGCTTGGCCCGTCTTTCTCCCAGCTCAGATCGTTCAGCATGGCGAGCGCGCGCAGAGCAACCTGCTCATCCTTGCTGCGGGCGAGTCTCACAAGCCTGCGAATGCGCATGCGGACGGGCATGGCGGCAAGCGCGGCCCGGCGGATCGCGTCGCGTGGGTCACTCGCGCCCCGTCGATTCGTATTCCCAATCACGCGCTCGCTCGATGGCGCCCCGCTTGTATCGTTATCGCTGCGCGGCTCCGCGCTTCGCGCGTCACCACTCACCGATAACGACGAATCATCGGCCGCACCGATTGGCAGCTCGCTTTCGTCCTGCGCCAGCACGCGCGCGATTACCTTGCGGCTGAATCCCAACCGCTGCGCCAGCTTGTACTCGCTGAGCCCGGGTTCGCTTGCCGCCATCGCGCGAATCTCCTGCTCTTGCTCCGGCGTCGTGACGCGATCCCTGCCAAATCGCCCCTTCGGAATCGCATTCCCAATCACTTTTCGATGCACGCGGTACTCACGCGGTGCCGGCTTTGCCCCATGTGCTCGCCCCGTCGCCCGACTCGCCTTAGTTCGTGCCATGGCGCCATGCTCGCGCCATCATCATTTAGATGCAAGCGGGCGCCCGGCGCGATTCCACTGTTGACACACAGTCCACAGTCTTGCTACGATCATCCCGCGGACGCTGTGTTCGCCGGGCCTGAAGAACCCGAAACCAGGAGACACGCACATGAACGACGGCTCAATCATCGTTGTCAATCTTCGCGTCACTGCACGCGAAAACGCGCGTAACCACGTCATTCACATGGGGCCGCGCGCCGCGGTCGCCTACGCCATGGCCGCGGTGCTGGACGCGCAGCCGGGCAGCCTGAGCGAGCAGCTCGCGGCGGAATACGCTGATGCCGTGCTGGCCGAGCCGGCCGTAATCGACGCGGTGGCCCGCTAATGCTCGCGCTCAAGCCGTCTCTCATCCGCCGCGCGATCCTGGAAGCGGTCCTCGCCAACCGCCCCGCGTTCATCTTCGGCCCGCCTGGCATCGGCAAGTCCAGCATCGTTCGCCAGATCACGGACGAGCAGCACATGGAGCTGCGGGACATCCGCTGCGCGCTGCTCGACCCCGTCGACCTGCGCGGGCTGCCGTTCGTCGATCCCGTCCACAAGGTTTCGTCCTGGGCGAGTCCCGAGTGGTGGCCGACTCAGAAGCATGTCGAGGCGGGCCTGGCCGCGCCGCGCGGCGTCATCTTCTTCGACGAGCTGAACACGGCGCCCCCGAGCGTTCAGTCCGCGTGTCTCCAGGCGATCCTGGATCGGCGCTTGGGCGACGCAAGACTCGCAGACGGTTGGGCAATGCTCGCAGCCGGCAACGAAACCGGCCAGGGCACTACCGCGCAGCGCATGTCGACCGCGCTCGCGTCTCGCTTCATCCGCTTGCGCATGGTCGCGGATCTGGAAGACTGGTGCAAGTGGGCAATCGCCGCAGGGATCGCGTTCGAAGTGATCGCGTTCCTGCGCAGCAATCCTCAGTTCA